GTGCTCCACTTGAGCTAGGTGTATAGGTGATAACGCTAAATCCGGCTGTTGCGTTAGCTCGCACCTGACTAGAGATGGAGCCTGCTGTGTTCGTGACGGTGGAGCTTCCGGCGTCCCACGCCCATGCCACAAACGTGTTGGACGATTGGTTAATGCCTCCGTCGTTGCCAATGGTGAATCCGTCTGAGTTAAAAGCTGTCAAGCCACCCGAGTAGACAGCCTCTGCGGCTGTTGTATTCGATACCAGCGCATTAGTTGTTCCACGAATAACGTCGTATAGCTGATGGCTGTATGAGATTGATCGTGCTTTTAGCCACACAAGATCAGGACTGAACCCCAGTCCAGTGATGCTTTGGGTGCTACCCGTGCCCGTATACAGCTTCACGTCCATCACACTCGAAGGCTTTGTGACTGAGGGGCTGGGTAATGATGCAGTATTGAGGGCTTTAAATCCGCTGGGGGCGGTGTAGGCGAAGGCGCGTTGGCCGAAGTTCAGGTAGTTAATGCCTGATTGATAATGGCCGACAAAAGGAAACACGCCCGTAGGCACGCTGGACCAGCTTTCATTAGTGCCGCCTGCCGGGTTACCGGATGATTCCCATGTGCCGTTCTTCCCACTCCACAACTTGCCGGTGTCTGCGTTAAAAGCAAACATCAAAACATCGCCACTTGCCGTGGTTGTAAACGGAGTGGTGTTGGTTCCATTGCTGTATTTATTATCTGTTTGTCTTGCGTAAATGCCAGTGCTTGAGGAAGACGGATCTTGCGTCAACGAAACAGCGGCGGTAGCAACACCTGCTAGGTAGCCAAGACTTCCGCTTGTTGGTCCAGGTACAGTGTGCTCCCAATACCACTTGCCGCTTGTCATTGCCATTGTTGCTCGGCAATGTTTCCATGACGCAGAACCGCTGGCGGAATTTTCTAGGTTTCCGTTGACCAGCGTTATTTGAGAGTCCAGCGGGTTGAGCGTGCAGTAGTTGCCACGAACTTCATTCCCGACTCCGGTGTCCGTGCCGCTCGAAGAGGGAACGTCTACGAGGCTGTCAATCCCAGCGGAGGCAGTAACGCTAGTACCTAAAGAGGCAATAGTAGCTCCTGTTACATAAACAACTAAGGCAGGATTACCATTTCCTACTAACCCAGTACGAACGTAATAAGTTGTTCCAACTGTCACAGTATAAGTGCCTACTGAAGGACTACCCGTACTTCCCGATCCTGTTGTTGATGACGGAGAAACCGTGCCGCTCCATCGAGATGTTGACAATGTAACAGTTGGATTTGCGTTTCCCGAGCCGTCATAAACAATCCATTTTATAGTTACTGTCGTAGAAGTTGGAGTAATAGCAAAATAACCCGCGCCGTCATAATCGACAATTACACCAGTTTGATTGTTTACTAAAGTTGTAAACGGATCAGACGTTCTTGTCCAACCACCTGGAATGTACCCGTCAAGACTTGAACCTCGACTATCAACAAAATAAGTATCGCCAGAAACACTGAAATTGTTCGGCGTCCAGTTATTGCCGTTGCCAGAAGTGTCCTTCCCTAATGTGGTCGCGGTTGCTGCACTGTTGTCCGCGAACTCAAGGTGGAAGCCGTTGGTGCCGTAGCTGCCGGTGTATGCCTTGGGGTTCCACACGCCGGTGGTGGCGTCGGTCTCGCCGAAGCTGGTGGGGTCTAGGGCTTGGCCGTCGATGAAATAGATGTCGGTTAAATAAGCGTCAAGATAACCACTTGAACCACCTGTAAACGGAAGCCTACCGCTGATAACGTGTTGCGCGTTCCTGTTAACACTGGAGTCAGAGGTTAAGCTTGATCTGCTGTCTGTATCAAATTGAGTTACTTCCGCGCCATTAACGTACAACTTAACTTTTGCAGACGCGCTTGATTGCGTTGTGTCATAGTACAAAAGAAAGTGAAACCAAGCTGAAGTATCACGAAAAACCTGTGTTGTTGTTAAAGCAACTCCACTGCAAAGGCTATCGTAAAGAACAAACTTGTCACTGGTTTCAAAAATTAACTGCGTATAGTGACTCGCATCGGAGGCAATGCAGTTGAACAGAGATTGAAATGTCCCAAGCTTGCTTCTCTTTACCCAGCAACTAAAGGTCCAAGTGCGGCGATTACCAGCAGATGCAGGTGTGCGGCTTAAGTAAGCAGAATCGGCGGAGTTGAAGCGTAGTGATCTACTAATCCCTGTAGCGGCAGCAGTAACAGTCCGCAGAAGCAGCGGATTGGCGTTTCCGGGAACTCCCATTGCTTAGCTCAGGTTGGTGATCAGCGTAGCGGTGATCTTCGTTGTGGACTGGACCGAATAGACCAGACAATCCACAGCAGCGGCAGTCGTGGTCAGTGTTGGTGCGGTGCCGCCGGTGAAGTCCCAGTAGCTGCCGTAGGCCAAGGTTCGGCTGCCCGTGCCATCCTGCGTGATCCAGATACAACCGCTAGCTCCAGCGGTCAGGTTGGTCGGGTTGGCGAGGGTGCGGTTGCCGCCGAGTGTCACGCTGAAGTTGTTAGCAAGGCTGAAATCAGGCGTGATCGTGGCGCCGTCGGTTAGAGCGGAGATCGCACCACGCTGTTGGGCCGTGTAGCTCTGTGCAACGGACAAACCAGCCAACGTCGTGGTGGCGTCGGGCAGTGTGACGGTGCGGTCAGCCGTTGGATCACAGGCAATCGTCAGCTCGTTGGCATCAGCGGTCGTGCCTTCCAGCACAATCGAGCCGTTGAAGGTGGCCGTGCCAGCAACGGTCAGTGCGCCGTCGAGTGTGGTGGCGCCAGTTACGTCAAGCGTTCCAGGAACATCAACGTTGTCGGTCCACTCAACGCCGGTGCCAGCGGAATCGGTCTGGAGCAGTTGACGGGCGGCGCCATCGGCCAGTTTGCTGACAGCGATTTCGGCGCTAGCACTGATGTCGGCATTAACAATCGTGCCATCAGCAATCATCGTGCTGGTGACGGTGCCCGTGTCGCCGGTCGTAATGACGGTGCCGCTTACATCGGGGAAGGTGATGGTCCGATCAGCCGTCGGGTCGGTGGCCGTCAGATAGGTCTCGTAGGCGTTGGCGCTGCTGCCTTCAAACCCGAACGTTCCAGACGTGCCGATCAGCAGTTCGCCTGTGATGGTGCCGCCGCCGGCGCTCAGCTTTTCAGTATCCAGCTCCTCAATAGCGGTCTGGACGTTGGTGGCGGAGATGCCGCCGGCTGGCGTGAAGCTGACGTTGCTGGCCACCTGTGCGGTGATGGTCTGCGAAACGTCAACCTCGGTCCATGCCGAGCCGTTTGACAGCACAATGTCCGGTGGGCTCAGCGAAACCTGCGGTGCATTACCCGAGGTGATCGTGCCGGCCTCGGAAACCACGAGGTAATAACGGTTGTTGGCCGTGGCAGCAGCGGGCAGTGCTTGACCCACCACCAGACCGATGGCCGTACCTTCTGCGGTTACGGAAGCAACGAGGCCGGTGCCACCGCCGGAAGATGCGTCGAACGTTCCGGCAAAGACGATTTCACCCACCGAAATACCGATGGGCTGGAACACGTTGCCGTCCCAGAGGAATAGGTCGCGGCTAAGCGGGTTAAAGAAGAATTGGCCGATGTGGTCGGCGGTCGGTTGGGTTTCGCCGATCTTGGAAACGGCGTAATTGGCCAGCTTCGGGCCGGTAATACTATTGGCGCCAAGGCGGGCAACGTCCAGCGTGCCACTGGTCAGCAGCGCAGCACTGTGGTTGGGCAGGTCGGTGTCGGCAAGCGTGGTGCCCGACGAAACGTGGCCTTGAGAATCAACCGTGACCTTGGTGTAAGTGCCAGCCGTGGCGCTGTTGGTGTGGTTGATGGTGCCGCTGCCGTCAACGCTCAGGCCGCTTCCGGGAATAACTGCGCCTTTGGCGACGCTGGTGGCAGCCGGTAGGTCGCTGCTGATGATCGTGCGGCCAGCGGTAACAAGACCTTTGGCGTTGTAGGTGACGACCCCGTAGGTGACGTTTGCGGTTACGTCGTTGTTGATCTCAAGGACATTGCCGTCAAGACGCAGACCCTCGCCGTTGATGGCAACACCGCCGCGCTCACTAGTGGTAGGCAGTGGCAGGTCAGCGCCAGTGATCGTGCGGTAGCTGACGGCGCCAGCGTTGGCAGCAGGACCGGCGAGGAATTGGGCGGCGGCACTGGTGTTATCCAGCGTGGCGCTGATCGTTACGTCGTTGCCGCTGGTGCTGACGACGATGTTGATCGTGCCAGCCGTGCTACCTACAACAGAACCAACGGAGCCGGCGGCCTTGAAGCTCACCCACGAGCTGCCGTTCCAGATGTAAGCGTTGTTGTCGTCAGTATCGAGGGCAATCTGGCCGGTAAAAGCGCCAGAGGCTGGCAGCGTGGTGACGAGATCGACGGTGGATTCGTCGGCCAGCTTGGCGGCAGTTACCGCGTCGTTCTGGATCTTGGCGGTCGTTACGGCGTCGGTGGCCAGTGAAGCAGCAACAATCGAGCCCGAGCCAAACAAAACCTTGGCGCTTGGGATTGTGGCGTCAGCAATCAGGGTGGTGGCATTGCCCACCAAATCCGTGACCGTGATCTTTTTGGTCTCGCTGGCGGAAATGTCGACGATCGGTAGGAGATCGCCCGCTGCAAGGTTTGCCCCCGCTAGGGCTGTTAGCTCGCTAATCCGAAGGTCAGCCATTGCGCCTAAGCCGACAGGGCACTGTTACCACCTAGCTTAGCCGGATCAAACAATGTCTTCCTGTAGGAGCGCGGCAGCAGCGTTTTGCTCCAGCAAGATTTCGCCGTCATCCTGCAGCAGAAGCTTGTCGGACGGCGTGGTTTTGGCGAGCAGGCGGATAGGACCAGTCGTCACAAAGTCGGCGCTGATTTCAACGGCGTTCTCTGGTGAAAAGTTGACGCCAGCCTGCGTAATAATGCCGTCGATTTCGTACCAAAGTTCGTCGTCATAGGTGGTTTTAGTGCCGCTTTCGCTGCCGACCTTCAAATAAAACTTGGCACTGAACTTACTGCCAACTTCGGTGCGAACGGCAAGCTGCAGCAGATAATGCGGTGATTCACCAGCGGATTGTTTGGCGTAGGACGGGAGGTATTCCCAAAATGCACGGAAATTGCCGCTGCCGCTGATCAGGCTGGAATACTGCGAGCGAAACTGGTCGCCAAGCGCAGTAATATCCACGGCCTCACGGGTTGTGTTCAGCTCGAAGTACGAGCACTGCGTAAGGATGCGTGGGACAAGGTTGGTAATCCTTACGGCGATTGGGATGTCGCTAGCGATGGAAGTTAGGA